AAGATTCTCGGTAGTACTCGTTTAGAGGTTCGTCAACAGGTTGAGGCAACCAAGGTGATGTAGCATTTTCTTGGTTGTACTTAAGCTGCATATCCCACATAGCAGCGTATATATGTTTACACCACTTAGGCTGATAATAATAAAAGTTAGGATCTGAGTAACTATCTTCAGAAAAGGTCGGAGTGTTGTAGATATCGTTTATGTAGATAAAGCCGAAGGTTCGCGCAAAACCGGGATTGTCTTGAGCATTGACGAGACGCGGCGATCCGTCCACGCCGGCGTCATAAAAACCGGGGTCAAGGTTTTGCGGTCGAGTCCTCGGATACTTGCGACGAATTGACGCTTCATACAAATTAAAATTTTCTCGCCCCAGAAAATCCGGACACGTGCACTGCGAACGCATCTCAGTCGTCAGATATTCGCCGACACTCGGCGGCCCGGTCGCCGGAATAGCCAAGGTATTCGAGTCGACCACGGACCAACTTGTATTAGTTCCGTGCGATAAGAACAGTGTGTTGAAGATGGGCAAGTACGAGGGTGTAACCGGAACGTTATTGATGCCGACTGCTACAACCGTGTAATTGTTATACCCAAAAGCTTTTTCCGTACCGTCCGCATTGAATCGGTTAGATAAAACTTCCCCGGTGAAGAAAGAAATAGGAGCACCGAAGTTCGAACTTAACTTGACCGCATAAGTTTCTGCGTCATAGTCAACAACAGAGACAATCGAGTAACCGAAGTTAAGGAAGTTAAAAGAATCACGGGGACGTATACCCACCATGTGCATACGCATGTCCGTACGCGTAGTGGGATACATAAAACACATCCCCGGAAGGAACACCCCTAGACCAGGAGTTCCGGAGACAAAGTATTTGAAAGAATAGGTTAGACCGCCGTACGCCTCCTGTGTGTACATGCTGAGTTCATAGCCACGGCGCCATCGAACCCAGAGAGATGCGTAGTCGTACTCGCTAGTTAAACCAAAATCCTTTGTGTTTAGTGCAGGACGAAACCTACGTTTAAACGACAAAGGATTTGTCAGTTCGTTCGTGTTATCAGCACCTTTGACATCGAAAGGTAATTCAATGCCTCTAGCGGCTTTGAACGATTTGAAATTAAAGTCGTCAGAGCCGCGTTTGCGTGCCACGATTAATTAATAGAAGCCCCCTTGCGCCCAGATCGTAATACCCGAAGGACTTAAACCGCCCGACACAGCTGTACTTCCGTTACCGATGTAGCCGGCGCAAAGGATATAACCCTTCTCTAAATAGATACCCTCAGACTTACCAATCTGGATGGGAGCGAGAAGGTTAGTGTCGCCAACTTGAGGTGTGGGGGCGTTGCAAGCGAAGAGTTGAACACTCTGCGGGATACCGCGAGTGGAACCGCTCAGACCCACTTCAACACGGCCCACCATCAAGGCTGCTGACGTGGACGGAGCAGATTGATTAGGGGCGTAAACGTACAGGCCCAAATCGACGCTACGACGTCCGCTGTTATCGGGATAGCCTTCGTTGCTGACAATCGTAATGTCTTCCACGAGGGCGGCATCCTCAGAAGGAAGATCGCCGACACGCACTAACTGAATTAGATCAGTCAGATTCGGGTTTGTAGGGTTGCACGTAGAAGTAGCGCTAGTGATTCGAGCGCCCCGAAGAAACGGCCGGTCGATTAGGCAGGGCTGCTTGTTCGTAGAGGTACTACTCGTGACACTAAACACCCTCTCTTGTTAGGATGAGGGCGCTCCAACTCTCCAACAAGTCTAGTGCAAACAGTTTTCACATGCCGCAACTGCGGAAAAGAATTTCTTCCTACATGGCCGGCAACGACTCGCTATAAGTTGAAAAAAAGAGGATATGTTTTCTGTTCTAAAGCGTGTAGTAGTTATAAACATGGAGGTCATGGAGATAAAATGCCTGAATATTCTTCATGGAGTGCTATGAAAAATAGATGCGATAATAAAACTCACGTAGCATATGCTCGATACGGCGGAAGAGGAATAACATACGACACCAGATGGAGAGAGTTTAAAAATTTTCTTGAGGATATGGGACACAAACCGAGCGCAAATATGGAATTAGATAGAATAGATAATAATAAAAATTACTGCAAAGAAAATTGTAGATGGGCGACAAAAAAAGAACAAACAAGAAACAGAGGGGGCGCAAGAGCCACACGCTTGTACACTTACGAAGGAAAAACGATGTGTATTAAAGACTGGGCGGATTACGTGGGAATTACGCCGCAAAGTATGCAAAAAAGGCTCAATAACGGATGGCCGCTTGAAAAAGCATTTTCGCCTACGAGACACGACAAACCAGATTTATATAGTTTTGACGGAAAAACTCTATCTTTAACGGATTGGGCGCGTTATCTAGGCATAAAGAAACAAACTTTATACAGCCGAATTCAAGCCGGCCGCCCTTTAGACAAAGTCTTTGTTAAATAAAACAAGCATAAAACGGTAGATAATTTATTAAATTATCTACCTCACACAACTTTTGTTGTGTCGGAACCGGTATCCAGTGTGAACTTAGAAATAAGACCGGCTTCCTTTAAGGTTGCCAGAGCTTTAGCCAAAGAGTCGCCGCCGCGATCCTCGGTTTTATCTTCGTAGTAACCGGACAGCAACTGACCTGCCATTGGCATGTTTCCACGGGCAGCCGCAATCCCTGCGCCGAGTCCGGCACCGAGCTTGCCGACTCCCCCTAAAAACTTGGCCCACTGCTCGCCCCAACCGGGTTGAGCTGCGGCAGATTCGCCCCCAGGCTGGGTAGGACTTGGTTGTTGCGGCTCTCCCAGGGCTCGCGCCCCACTCAGAAACAGAGGTTCTGTAACAGGGGTCGTAAAAGATTTCGCAGTTAAATCCGGGCTTAAAGGTGCACCAGAAAAAGCCGGAAACTCATAACCCCGGAGAGAAGTAGGTGACTGGAAGTAATCGTTCATTGTGAATCTCCCAATCAACCGAAAGGAGTTGTCGGAATAACACCCGTGGGGTCGATAAATCGACCGCCCAGGGGAACATAGTTCAGTTTAGGACGAATCAGCGGACGAGTTGCATCCTCTAAATCAGCAGCACCGGCGGAACGATCAACTTGAGCTGAGGCACCGTAAGCGGCGTTTGCTGCAGCGTTGTTGACGTTGTTGTCGCCTAACTGCGCTCCCACGGAGGCTGTCTCAAGCTGAGGCGTTTGTTGAGACAGATCAGGACGAGCCTTAGCGCGTTGAAGCAGTTCGTATGCCAAGGTCGGATTTTGAGCAGCCCAGATCGGAGTCTGAGGTGCAGCTCCAGGCAACCCGGAAACCTGGCGGATCAAATCTTGAGCCATACCAGGTTGACTCACATACTGCTGACGTGCGCGGTAGTAGTCGGCCACGGGGCGATTCGGGTCGGCCATAGGAGCAGCCATCGGCACCCCAGGAGCTGCTGCGGTAGCTGAACGAGTTGCAGCAGCTGCATTAGCCGCAGCTTGGCGATATGCGCTCTCGCCATCATTCTGCATGATGACAACCTGTCCGCTGCCGGTCTGCCCCGCAGTCGAAGGTTTGCGGGAGGCAGCTGCAGGAGTTTCCGGACGACCAGAGTCCGAACGCTGAGGAGGATAAAGTTGAGCGTCGGTGAGGCGCTGATCGGAGGGGGATTTTTCGCCGCCTCCGAACATTCCGATGCTGGCACCAAAGCCTGTGCTCAGACCGCCTGCAATCAGAGCTTTGATTTGGGTGGGCGTTAAACCAAGCTCACGAACAGCACGACCTAAATCAGTCGTTGCGGATCCCACAGAGCCTCGTCCGGTCTCCAATGCACGAGTTACGTTCGGAAGAACTCGGACATCTGCTTCGATAACGCCCTCTGCAGCACGGCGAGCAGCATCATCAACTGCGCCTGCAGGAGAAGGCACTAAAGCTCCGCCGCGCCTCCCGTCTAACGCAGTGGTTTGGGTGGGGGCCATCCCTCCGCCGCCTGCACCAGCTCGGGCCAAAGGCCCTTCAGGAGCGGCGGTAATCCGACGAGAAGTGTTCAGGTAAGCCAGGTAATCGGTTCCACGGGGGCCTGTGATGTTCTTCAGAGCTTCACCAGCGGGAACGCCATATTCCGTAGCTAGATCGTCAGCTAATTTAGCGAGACTAGAAACGGTGCCGGGCTGCAGCGTTCTCAGCAGCGTCGCTGTCTCGACATCAGCTTCACGAAGCGATACGGGAAGAGCTTCAGGACCGAATTCGGGTCGAGGAGCAGTGTGAATTCCGTATTTGAACTGAGGTTCAGGAGCAGAGAAAACACTCATCTGACCGCGAACTTCACCAGGAAGGCGGACTTGCGGCATATCCACAGCGCGTTCACGACCGCCAGCGCGGATGGTTTCAGCGTTCCTGGTAGTCGGACGAGGAGTAGTGCTAGTAACAGGACGACCGCTCTGAGTCTTCAACGGCAGAGGAAGTTGCGTGGACGCCTCAGCCTTAGTAGGAATGGGTCGAGAAGCGGGAGCGTTCGGAAAAAGAACCTTACGCTGAATGTCGGCACCTAAACCTCCGCTACCAGCTACGGCACGAAAAGTCTGTAAAGCGTCTCTAACTTGATCAGCCGCTGCACCGGGTAGCCGCTGAATCTGCCGCAACGCTTGAGGATTGGAAACGACGTTAAGAATCGTTCGCAAACCCTCAACGTAATTCTCGGCAGCCATACGACTATGAGTGTCTTTAATAAATATAGCGTTTATCGCCAGTTTGCGTAAAAGTACAGGCGATCCGCGCGGGACACATCAGGAGGTCCAGGTATGGCTTGGATGAACTCTCCGCCACTGCGCTCGAACCGGTAACGAGCTGCCACGGGGTCCCGATAATTCGGGATATACAGCATGTGAGCGAGCCTGTCGCACTCGTAGAGATAGTTTTCTCTCCAGATCTTGGCAGTCTCGCGTTTATCCTGAATGTTAATGGAGCGACTGACGTCTCCTAAAATAGTTTCCTGTCGGCTCGTGGCACGACCAGTCGCTAATTCGGTTAGCCGCTCAGCTTCCTCACACCGTTCAATTTGTTGAACGATTTTGTCGTAATAAAACTCACTAGGAACACTGTTACAAGCCTCGATCAGGCGAGCGTAATCGCCCGCCGGAACTGTGGCTATGTTGTACCCTAAGTGATACGCTGTTCTACTAAAGTTAAAATCATCAAGCTTATAACCAAAAACCTGCGCAGGGTTGCGCGTGATCTGGTTAATAGCCGCATAAACTACCTCACGCTTAGTAGCGTCAGTAGTATCAGGTTGAAATACAACACCTTGCTGAGACAGATAACTTTGAATCTGCTCCAGTTCTTGCGGAGTTAGAGAAGCCACGTCTCAGCAATTCACCTTTAAATTATTCTACGTACACGTCGGCGTTTTCCAGAACTTCGTCCCAGTTAACGCTCTTGATTGATTTGAGCTGATCTAATTTAGTGAAGCGTTCGCCAGGCATAGACTGCTGCAACTCTTTAATTTCAGTCGCAGTCTTAATGCCAACACCTTTAAGAACTTGAGTTAATAGCTGGGGAGGTGCTGAGTTGATATTCACACGGTTAAATGCGGGAACCTCAGGCTTAACGATCTGACGCCCACGCCGCTGTTTTGCGCTTTTGGGCTCGGGCTCTGCTTCTTTAAGTTCTTCAGCAACTTGATTTCTGTGAGCAAAAAAGACCTTACCAGTTGTAATCGAACGTACCATCATATATTCACCGTCATCATGCGTGCTAACAACTTCAATTTTCACACCGTTCGGGGTGTAAGTAAATTCTTTGATCTCTTGGGCCACAGTCATCATGTGAATAGTATCTCGTGTCATATTACCTTAAACTGAAATCAGGTGTCAGTTTTCGAGTATCTCGGTGGAATTCCGCTTACCCCGTTTCCTCCAACTAACCCCAGGCGCGAAAAAAGTACTTTATAGAATCCCGTTTGTCGGAGACGTTCTGAACGTCGTAGGAGAGACGCAGCAAAATCTAAAAGCTGGATTAACTCCTAAATCCGCACTGGGTCGTGGGCTCGCTGTAGGCGGTGCCGGTTTAGCTGCAAGTGCACTCCCTCCCGCAGATTTACTGACAATCGCACCGTCTGTTACGCGATACGCAGCGAAAAGAGCTGAAGATCCTGAAGAGGTACAGCGCAGGGAATTGATGCGAGCGATGGGTGTTGCGGGTGGCGGATCCACACCGGCCGCACTCCAGACGACAGCAAAAATGTTGGAATATGTAAATCCAGAGTCTCTAGCTCGCGCAGCTGCTGACATTGCGGAATTCGGTCGCAGCTATGCACTGTCTCCTGATGACCGAGTCGAGCAGCTGAAGCGAGAACTCTTAACGACTGCTGCACAACGATAAAAAAAAGACCCCCTCCGAAGAGGGGGCTCCCTTGGTTCGCGTCCTGAGTGTATCAGGCGGAGGGGCTGGTAGAAGTGTAGATGGAAGATTCCACCACACCGGCAGGCTGAAGAGCCACATCCGAACGCTTGGGCGGTTCGTCGGGGACAAGCCAGCAAACTTCGCAAATTGCCAGAGCTTTGTCCTTGCCAGACAGTTTGCCCACTTTGGCGCGAGGATCGTACACACCGGAAGCCTGAGCAAGACCCGAAGCAGCGGCGCCACCAAGGTTGCCCACGGTGAACAGCTTGTACTGGGTAGTGCCGTTGGTGACGGCGTGCATGTTGGCGTCGTTCCAGGCGTTGCTGGAATTGAACGAACCGTTTTCGATACGGCTGTTCGAACCGACCACAGTGGCGAAGAAGCCGCTGGCAGTGGGGGTGGTTGTCAGACCGACGCTCACAGCGGGGCCGAGGCCCAGGGTGGGAGTAGCGGAACCGCCGCCCACACCGCTGGATACCACATCGCCGCCATCAAGGCGCAGACCCACACGGTACACATAAGCACCGGAAGGAACGCTGATACCGTTGGTGATGTCGGCGCGAATATCCTTGTGATAATCCGGGGAGGGGATAATCACGCTGGCGTTGGTGAAGGGAACATTGTCCCCGTTCAGACCAGAGCCATAAGGAGTGGTGTAGTACTCAAGCTGGTTGACGGAACCGAGGGCCTGGTAGGACAGGTCCACGTAACCGACAGCCTGCTGAGCAATCCAGCCGGGACGGAAAATAACACCGACAGGACCGCCAACGGGTTGGTTGGCAAGGGTCTCGCTAGTGCCGTTTTCGTTCAGGAAGTCAACAGACTTCGCTTCATGCCAGTAGCGAAGAACGTTGGTGTAGTTTCCAGGATAGATCTTGGAAACCGAGATCTGGTTAGGGTTGATTGCCATCGTTAGTTACCTCCTCAAGCGTTAAAGGAGTAAGCGATGGTGGCGAAATCAGCGTTCAGAAGTTCGAAACCTGCGTACAGGCTCCAAATCATCATAATAAAACGGCTGAAGTCGTCATTATTGTTCAACAGAACCTGAGCGTTGTTGCCGCCGATACCGACGCCCACGCTCTGGGGACCGAAGAACATACCAATCGCAGCTTCATAAGAAGCAGAGGTGCCGCCGATGGTGGCAGTCTGCGACTGGGAAGGCATGTTGGTGGACTCGAAGAAGCGGACTCCTTCGAACACGAAGCCGGTGGGCATGATGGGCTCACCAGCCACGAAGGTGGCTTGACCAAAGCCCTGACCCATGTAGATGGCAGCGTTAGGCTGCATCGAGGACATGAGGGGGTTGATCTGACCGTTGCCAGGGTAACGAGCCACTTCACGGAAGTCGCTGTTCTGGCGCAGGTGCATCAGGAAGGTAGGATCGCAAACGCAGCGATAGAAACCGTCCTGGTAGGTAGGAACGTTACGCTTGCGCAGGCTCTTCACCACGCGCAGCAGGTCGTCCTTAACGTCGAACTTAGCTTGTTCGGCGTTGGCATAGCTGAGGGCACCGACGGCGAGATCGCCGGGGTAGTAGTACCCACCTTGGCTGTCAGAAGACTGACCTTTGGAAACAGCTTTCAGGAGTTCGTTGATGAACACCCGGTCGCGCCACCGGCGGTAGTCGTCCAGCAGAGTCAGCGAACCGATCGACTGGTGGAAGGCAGTCAGGTTGCCGGTGTCCAGCAGAAGACGCTGCGCGGTGATCAGAGTCTCGCGAGCGATCTTGAAGGTGCTGGGCTGGGTGGGATCAGACGGGTCGGCAGGACCGGTGTACTCGCGGAGGGTCACGAGCACCTTGTCCTTGACGATATTCCGGCTGTTGGCCGTGCCGATGGTCTGCTCGGCAGTACGTTCCCGAGACTCCTTAGAGCCAGGGTTGCCCCAGAAGCGATACCGGTCTAACTGAACGGTCTGGCCGGGTTGCTTCGAGAAATCGTGCACAACCACGGGCTCAGCTGCCATCTCCACCACATAAGCAGGGTGAGGACGGTATAATTCAGCGCCCAGCAGCTTCGGGAAGTCATTATCGACGAACAAAGCGTCAACCTCCGAAGAACTACATATTTAATTTAACTGGATAAGCGCGAAATGCGAAGGCAATTGTCGCATTTTTAGCGTTTTTATTAGATGCTCTTTTGATTGCTGGAGTTAACCGTGGAGCTGAACGTGCGAACCATGCTCCGCACACCCTCAGGCAGTTGATGGTAGATCGAAGCGTAATTCGACACGTAAGTTTGGGATTTTCCGCGATAGATGTACCTAAGAGCTGTCGACATCAATCCAGGGGCCGTACTACGCACGGTTTCTGTAAAAGTTCGGCAATAAACCGGCGGATTGTAGGTCCACGATGCCCGCGAACCGGAAGTGTCGTTAGTCGGATTCGTCAGAATGCCGCCTTCATACCGACCATGAGAAACTCCACCGCCGGTGATCCCCTGAGCAGCGGTATTGTCGTCAGGAGTGTTGTACGGGGTGTAATTCTGAGTGGCTGGCGCAATACCATTAAAATAAGTCGACTTACCGGTCGTTCGCAGACCAAACTGAGGACCATACGCTGTAGAAACCTTGGCGTTAGCAATAGTACTAACACCTAAAGGGCGATATCCCTCATAACTGCTTAAAGCACCGCTAGGTGCGTAATCGACATTCTGATAATCCGTCCAATAACCCGAAACGGCGGCCGGAGGAACAGCCCTCCAAGCCGTGGCGTTGTACCACAAGCCGCTATTAGGCGCACCAGGGGTAATAGTGCCTGTGTCTGCGCCTAAATCTCGAATTCCGGAGCTAACAACGAGAAAACCCTCGTGATCAGGTCCACTCTCAACCCGATGGAGGCCGGTGTCGTACCGCCAATTGCTCAAAGGCGTGTACATATCGACCTCTCGTAGTACTTAAATTATAAAACTTTGAAAATCAAGCGTCTGTTTGTTCAGAAACAGGTTCTGTGACCGCCGCAGCCTGAATTTGACCGCTCAGAGCTTGCATATCCAAGCTGATATTTCCCATATCGTGCTGATACAGGGCTTTTAGCGCATCAATTTCAGCTTTTAAAGCTTCGATCGAATCGTTTGGAGTGCCAGAACCTTTGGAACGACGATTCAAATTAGCCACGTTGGCCTTCCTTACGGTTTTTCTGGAATTTGTCAGCCTTCATCTTAGCTTTTTTGTGCTTTTCCTTCTTCTCAACGCGCTCAGGAAGATCTCCCTTAGTCTCTTCTTCATATTCTTTCACTTTGCCTTTAGACATTTCACCGCGCTCAGCCATGGCGTGGAAGAGTCGGCGCTGGCTTTCTGATTTAAACGGAGCCAATGTAACTTAACGCCCTACTAAGGCGTTCGGAATCTTCGATAAATTCTAATACACCATTACACCGAGAACAAAGCAAACCTCGGATCTTACCGGTTTTGTGACAGTGATTAACATTGTATCTTTTAGGGATCTGTAAGCAAATAAGACACTTACCGTCTTGTTTAATCATCATGGAATCGTATTCCCGCCAAGATATCCCATACTTAATAAGAAGATTTCTATCTTGTTTAAAAGAAGTAGGACGGACACATACATCACACCAACGATGTTTAGAAGATCGTTTTATTTGCTTATTGCCGCAAAATTCACAAGATATTTCATTATTACGAAAAATTGGTGTTTTTTTAGATTTTAAAGAACTCACCATATTCTCTCTGTAGTGTTCCCATAGATTTTTCGAGGAGCACGATTTACTACAAAATTTTCGAGCGCGTGCGTTTCGCACTCTGTCACAAAATCTAACCCCGCACTGCTTGCATATGTGTCCATCTACATAGTTTCGCATAAGGAAAAATGTCTTTTGAAACAAAAGTTTAGCAATAAAAAACCCCGCCAGTTACGGCGGGGCGTCTCCCTTATTCCCCTTGGGAACCGTAGCTCAAGCGTTGTCGAGGAACAACAGCTTGCTACGAAGTGTGTCGGGGCTCATCTGAGCCAGGTAGCGCCAGGCTTGCTCGGGGCTTTGCTCCATGGTGTTGGAGAAGCCTTGCCACTGAGACTCAGGATCTGCGCTGCGAACACCGCCGGTGGTGGAAGCAGGAACAGCGGGCATTTGATCGTACTGAGGCTCATACTGAGCGCTGTAGCCGTACTCAGGCTCGTCGTCCACGGGGTACACTTCGGTGAAGAAGCGGTTGGTGTAGTCAGCGAGCTGATCAGGATCAGTCAGAATGTGCTCCATGGCGCCGGCACGAAGACCGAGAGCTTCAAGAGTTTCGTTCTGCTGAATCAGTGCATCCTCAAGAGTGACGGAGTACTGATTGAGGATCGCAGGAGCTTCAATACCGAAGTGGTTAACTACGGCGGCGGTTTCCTCGCTTAGTTGCGCGGGTTGTGTTGCCGTAGAAGTCGGATAAGAAGTCTGGGTTGTAGACCCGTTGTTGTACGAGGTCTGCAGATCCGTAGGCGCTTGGTACAGCCAGGGCTGGGCCTGTAAATTCTGACTGTACTGTTGAGTATCCTGCGGCACCATCTGGTACTGCGGATACTGTTGTGCCTGGCTGGGGGACGGGGAGATTCGGGAAACTACCCGTTCCAGGCTGCCCATCGCCGCTTCCCACGGATTGGACGGGGAGGAGGCTGACGGAGACTGGCTGTACTGGTTGCTGGTAGAAGGGGCCGTAACCTGTGCCGCCGGCGACGGCACTTGGGGCATAGTTGCCGAAGGCACCCCCTGGGTACTGGCTACCCACTGCGGGTAGGCTGTTGAGCCCATATCCGCCGAGGGCGCTGCCGATTGGGCCGCTACCGCCGGGGATACCGGGCTCGGGATCGAAGCTGGGATCTGCTGGCTCATAGCTGCCCGAGTAAGTCAGTTCTTGCGCAAGGTGATCGAACGTCCTGTATAACAGGCCGGTCAGGTTTAGCCGAGGATCAGCCGCTAAGGGTTGATTCGGCGCAAGTGGATGTGGCGTCTGCAACATCTGACTTAATAATACTAAAAATTGCTGGAATGCGCCTTGTGTTTGTTGAATCATTCGGAAGGGGAATCCCTTCAACATCTCACTTCGTTCGGAGTCGGTTTTATCCGGGAAGAGATACTTGAGAGCTTCGACGCTATCCACGCCTAGTTCTTGCAAGTTCCGAACAACGATTGACTTCTGGTTAATGTCGTACGCAGTGTCTTCGTAAACATCACCTTGGTAGCGATACGTTACGCGGCGATCACCATCCGGAGGTAGACCGTAGACACCGGAAGGAACGTTGTTGCTTTCGAGAGCCGTTCGAATAGCAGTATCGACCTTAACTTCGAACTTACCCGAAGCTGTCTGATACTTCTCTTGAGCCTCAGGAGTATTTTCTGTGGGAGGTTTAGGAGCCTTCAATCCGCTAACAGCGATGAAGCTCTCGCGGAAAACCTTTTCCTGGTGGAAAAGGATCATCTCAAGCAAACGACAGAAACCGTAAGTAAGGAAACTCTTGTTCTTACGGAGAGCCGTCGCTTGAGCGCGACCCATCAAACCTTTAATTTCTGTCGCGGTTGCCCCAGCGGAGATTGAAATCTCGTCAACACCGCCCAGTGCTGTACGAATTTCTTCGCGCAGTAACAAAGCGTAACGGTTCATGTCCCCGTTGACCGGGTCGGGGGTCATGTAACCCACACGGTCATTAGGTTCGATGTTCGCGATAACGCGAGGAACTTTCAGACCGCCGAGTGAAGAGGACGAACCAAAAGGTTCAGACACCCGAGTCGAAGGAGTATCGCGACCCGCGAAACCACTCTGACTACTAATAGTCGGCCGGAAAGTGCGGTCTGCATCAGATGCTTCGACCAGATCACTCCGAGGACGAGAACTGATAAGCGTGGGATTGCCAAAGAACTCAATGTTCTTGGCGATATTCCGCATCATTTGATCATGAAGCACGATCTGCTCCATGAAAGGCTCAAATTCACCCTCGCCTTCCGTGCCGCTACTATTAGGTTTGTTGAGAACCTCCACGGCGGGGATAAACCCTAGATTGTTTGGTTTACTGCCTTTCGGCGTCATCACCAAACCGGGTTCAAGTTCAAAACTCAGCTCGCTGTTAGCTTCAAACTCTTCAATTCGATCATTCGTAATCGAAATCCGAACGTAGCGCTCGTTCAAACCATACGTATCAGCAGGCAACCCAATGTTTGAGTTGCGAACTTTGTAGCTATAAATAATGACGACTTCTTCTATGCTGCCGTTCACATCGTGGTAAACACGATATTGATCTTTTGTGAAGAAATAAATCTGATATTTAAGTTTAGGGTCAGGACGGAAATAGAACAGTCCGCAACCGTCGATTAAGAAATTTCGAATAATCGCGGGAAAGCGAATATCCAGTTTGTTCAGATCAAGAAGGTCTTGAAGAAACTCTGTACGTGCTTTATACGTATCTTGCTCACAGTAAAAAAACAGGCCCTTCTTGATCATCAGAAGGACCATCTGTTGAAGATGGCCAAGAACGACCATCGTGGCAGCCTGACGGGAGCGATCCTGCGTGCGAGAAGCTTCGAGAATCTCGTTAAATCGTTGCCGGACGCCGAGTGTATCTGCCATGTAACTTATGAGAATGTTTTAACGTACTGAAAGAAGGTCACACAACGTCTTGAGTACTGACTGCCGCCTTCGACTCCTCTACAAAAATCACGGCAGCAAATACGTTTTCACTCTCTCAAGTTTAAACAACTTTTCAGGCAAAAGTTCGTGAGGATAAGGAACTAAGACGTGATCCGTTCTCCCTAGGGGATCCGTCCCGCCGGCTTCGGCTTTATACGCATCTAAATAATCAAGCATTTCCTGGCTATCCGCAGGCGCTACCGCATTAGGAATAACATCATAACAATGAGAGAAAGAAGTTACTTTCCGCTTCATGCGCTCAGGACCCCCCATCCAACTGAAGTGCCAACCTGCATCGCAATCCCCAACGACAATATCGTTCGGATTCGTGCGGATCTGAGACGGGGTCTGCTCTAAGTGGTCGTGTAGGACCACGGTGCCGCAGGTCCAATTTGTGGGAGCCGCCTTCGGATCCCCTTCAGGATCAATAACCCGCAAGTCAGCCCGCCCATAAAACATAGGCATAGACAGACGAACACAACGCGAAGGATCAGCTTTTGCGAGTTCTACAGCTTCCAGTAAAACTTTAGGTTTAGGAATTTCATCCACATCACTAAAGAAGAAAACGGAATCCGGCGGCGTCATTCGCATCCCGACTCCCAGGGCATCTCGCTGAGCATGTTCGCGAATCCATGGATTCGGGAAGTCTTCTGCAGACGGAAGCTCAACGTGCAGAACTTGAATTTTCTCTTCAGGCAAACCAAGTTCCCGAATGGTGTCCACACAGGTGAACGGTTTCGGATCACCTTTAAAAGTTAAATTCCCGTCCGTGATGATGAAACCGTCGACGATGTCCTTCAGGAGTTCAACGCGAAGCTCCAGCAGTTCTTTTTCGTCGAAATACAAAAAACAATCGAAGAGCATTCCGGCTGTCTAAGCTGACAGCATGTTATCACTGTACGGCGGTGTTTACACCACCCGAGGCACGGAGCTGCATCCGACCATTAGTCGGGCGCTTCTTCTCTTTAGCTTGTTCTAACAACGATTCCTTGACGCCGGTCATAAAAGCATCGGCATCCCGTTCGCTTTGATCCGACCCCGTCAAAGAAGGAGGAACAGCTCCAATCGTCGGATTCTGCAAACGAAGACTATTGGAAGCAGGAGCAGTACTTGCTTGATCTTCGTACTCTTGAAAGTCAGCAGCCTCGCCTTGCTGCAAATATGCACGTCCAAAAAAATCGGCAGCTTTAGCGTAAGGAGTTTGCATTAGTTAGCGGCCGTTTTACGTTTAATATACTCCGAAGCTTTACGCCTCGCTTCGCGGGCTTTAGCTGTGTTTGGAACCTGTGTGTTTACAGGTTTCCCTTTCGTAGCGCGTTTTTTAGCTTCGTCGGTAGCTCGACGCTCTTCCGACGATAACGAAGCCCAGGCCGCACGTGGCAGATAACGCTCTGTTCTACCTTTTTCGCGAGCTAAATCTGCCATTACATGTAGCTAACCACACGGCCTGGGGCAGCTAACGTACCCTGAGCTACACGGGCCAACGCCAAAAGTCTATCTTTCTCAGGTTCGATAATTCGGGACAAAAGAGCTAAGCGAGCGTTGTCACTTTCGTCCTTATACAGTTCATCCGTCAAACCCTCGTATGTGGCCTCATCTAAAACGTCTTTACGAAAACTGTCCTGGTTTCCCGAAAACAGCTTCGCTAGATCGGAAGAACTGTAACTAGCCATTACTTGGAATCCTTTTCGTATTCTTCGCGGGTTTGCCAGTCTTCTTTAGACCAGCGACTCAGCCGATTTTCGGACGATTTTTTGCCGGCATACCGACCGCCCGCATCTTTATAGTACTTAGTCGCAAGCTGCATTGCACGAGCACTATGTCCGCCAAGTTTTGCGCGAGCTTTTGCCTTGGCTTGAGCCCATTTGGCGGGATCTTTTTTCTTAGCGATATCGGCCATTAGTACATCACGTAAACGTGATCGACAGTACTAATCCCACTAATAGATGTAATAGAAATAGGCATATGCGTATCAGCTCGAATGTGCTGAAAAGTCATAGGAGTTCCAGGAGCATCTGCCAAAGTTACAACTAAAATTTTGTCCGCATTTTTAGAAGCACTTTCAATAAAAAATCCGCGACACGCCGGAAAAATAGTATTAGTGCCAGAAGCATTCACTAAAAATCCGCTGGCATACGGAAGCGAAGCTGTTTGCCCGTAATAAGATCCAAACGCCCGGATGTCCATATTTTTAAAGCTTTGACGTAGTGTAAGTCATCTGGAAGTTTCCTCAATCAGTCTATCTAAATACCACGCGCATTTTCGGAGATCTTCAATTCCGTTTTTGTGTTCCGTCCTCCATAAGTACTTGATGCACGCACCGCGGCAATATGCTTTAAATCCCTCGCTACCTAGCGCAGCTCGCATCGCATCGATGCACTCTATATCACCTTGCGTATAGTGAGGCGGGTGGTTTACAATGTCAACCGGGATTGAACCAGAAGATTGTTCCATTGTTGTCCTCGACGAAAGCTCGCAGTCTATATGCGTCCGTTCTAGAGACTGTCTGAAAACAAACAACTTTCGCAATAACGTAACCCACACTGACAATCGCAGCGCCACGGCTGGCCACGTTAGGAAAGTCTTAGTAAGCAATCACAGTCTAAAAGAGTTTCGTGTAGTTCACTTAATTGCTGAGAGTACTTAGTATCATCGTGTAAGATTAAACCGTCTGGATGAAGTTTATAAATATTCCCATTTTTATAAACGGGAACGCAACGACGATGTTCGTAACTAGCGGGGATATTCTCGAAGGCAAGACCCATTGAGCTGCGGTCGGCAATAGGCCAGTTCCTGATACCGACTCGGGCATAGCTTTTTTCAGGATCGTAACTGTCCGAACGAATGTACGCATCTGCGCCCTCTTGATCCAAAATCATGGCGCCATAGTAAGGGTTAGCTAACTGCGCAAAGAAATTGATATCGCGATCAACAACAAGAATTTTTGGAACAGTGAAGCCAATCGGACCCCACACCGATGGGGTCTCGCGAACTAAAGAATAAGGGTAGTGATTATCGAACGGAATTTTTCGTCCATCAAAATTTTCATATCGAACAAACCCCGGTTCCAGCCCTAAGCGTTTTAAACGAGGACGCCATCGAACCCAATAAAGAAAATTAGAAAGATTTAAAACCATATCATTCTCTTGGTAAATGTAATAATCTGCATGTCTGTTTAAAACCGCTAAAGCTAAATCAGTTTTATGTGCCCAGGTCAAATACCAACCTTCATAACCAGGAGACGCAACCTTAACTTCGGTCTCTACGTTACTTACAGTCTTAAGAACTTCCTCTAAAGCCTCCTGATCCTCCTGAGCCTCATAGTTTATATAAACACACAAGTACACAGAACAAGGAAATTCGGCATAAGCCTGGACAACGCGAAGCAAGCAATCTATGCGTTTTAAAGGATCATGTGCGGTAACAGCGGCCCAGATCTTTTTATCGCGCATATCCGGCTCGGCTTGGCCGAGAAGCGTCTGCACTTTAGGGGCTCCCACGTGGCGAAAATCAGTACTCAATCGAAAACTCCCCACGACGTTGGAGGTACGTGATCAACCAGGTGTACGCGTCCAGCAGGTCGTCATGCGCGGTGGCGCCGACGTTGATCAGCTGATCGAACAAAGCGTCGAACTTCCGGTACTTATTGAACGTGATTTTCTTGTTTTCTAGCAAACCTAAAGTTCCACGGAAGCGGGCGACTTTGTCACCTCGAAACCCTTTGACTTCGTGGATATGCAAATTGCTCAGATCTCGTTCATTAAGTAGGACACGGCGAATGTCTGCTGCGAGAGATGCTTGATACGCAACAGATTCAACAACTAGCGTCACAGTTGAATACGTTGGCATATACTGCCCGTCATGCTCAACCAAAATGCCCCATTCGAGTAACATGTCGCAGAGCATATCAATTTTTTCAAGGTTGCCGATAGAGCGGCATTGGTGCGCATCGATGATGTAGTACTTGTCCTTAAGTCGTCCTCTCC